TTGCTTCTTGAACCATTGAATTAAGTTCAACCCATAATTTATCAGAGCCATTAGATTGGATTGGGGTAATTTCAGGTGCTTGTTCCTTACCATCTGAGAAAGTCAAAAATAACTTTCCACTGACATTAGATCCAGCATACTTATTTACCATCGTATTGTATATTTCTTCTCTTTGGTCGGGGTCAGGAATACCACTATTCAACGCAACAAATAAAGATGGAGATAAACCATTCACAATATTATTAAAATGCCAGTTGAATATTTCTATTTGTGTAGAAATCGCTGTAGCTGAACCCCAATAGGAGGGAGTGGGGTAGTAGTTGTTCCCCGCTGAGTGAGTTGTATAATAAAAAACCTGTGATGGTTCTTCATTCTTTATATCGAAAGCTGGTAATTTTCTTGGAACAAACTTTTTAGGAAAAGCCCAATCTGAACTATAATAAAAGTTATGGATTCTGTCGTGAAAATCTGTCTTCTCAGCTCTTAATTTTGAGAAATCCATATAATACATATCGAATCCCATATCTCTGTCTTTTCTCCATACGACATTGATTGCGAATCCACCATATAATATGAAATCGAGACATGCCTTATCCCAAATATCATAGACATTATCACCGAGGCTATTAGCCATAACCAACCTGTCATTATCCCCTAATTTCAACGATATTGATTCTCCCCTTGTACCATACCACTTTGATGTTATAGCTGCTCTATGGGTCGGAGAAGTGTTGTATAGACGTATCAGTTCCTGAGGAGCCAAGTTAGACACCCCGAAAAAAACCCATGGCGTTCTCGTATTTATTATGAGATTCTCTTCAATCAAGGGAACTTTGGCTGTTGCGAAGTCGAATACTTGTAAAAAGTCCTTATTATTTTTTATTTGTTCGTCCATAATTATAAATATAAGTTTTACCTCATTACATCATTATTGGTTTATAGTTGTTCCTGATGGTATTGGAGTTGGTGATGGTGGAACGTAAGGACCAGCATAAACCGACAAGGTCAAATCCTTGACCCATTCATGCTCAGGATATATTGAATTATTTATTTCTTCACTCGAGATAAACCAATCCTGATTCACATCTAATGTAGGATTAAAATACACATCAGGACATACAAGTTGTCCAAGTAAACTATCTTTTTGATGTATTGTGAGTATTGCTACAAGTTGTTCCATGTTAATATACATTTCTTCCAATTGATGTTTGGAATGTATTGATTATTGTTGATAAAGTTGATACTTCCGCTGCAGTTAATCCTGACCCTATTGTTGCGAATCTATATTGGTTGCTATAGAATTGTTGAGCAGTTCCTGAGTTATTGAAGGCACCTATAAAATGAGAGAATCCAACAGTACTTTTTGTACCAGTATTTATGTTGTATAAAATACTACCATTTCTGTATAATTGGTCTGTATTTGTACCTCCCGTAGAAGAAACAACAATCATACCTTGAGTATTGATTGGACTATATGTTGCTCCATCGGAGTTAATACCAAAGAACCAATTTGGAGTACCAGTTTGACCAACAAGAGTATATTTACTACCATTTGATGCTCCCATGTATATTCTACCAGAACTTGCTGGAGCACTATTATTAGTCAAATAAATACTTATATGTTGATTATCGATAGTCAAAGCAGAAGGTGCTAAATATGTATCAGCATACGCATTTGTACCATTCGATGTCATTCCTGATACATTATAAGTCCATCCTCCATTGAACGTCAATCTATATGCTGCATTCGTATCTATTGGATTTTTTGCATTGAATTTACATCCTTCACTATTCCCACCCAACATTGGATAGAATGCTGTAATCTTATTATATAAACCATTGCTCACCAAAGATGTAAATAATGTTACAGTCGCCGCAGATACAGTCGAAGTAACCCCTGTTCCCCCCGCATCAACAACTGCTCTCAAATATGTATTAGCTTCAGTTGTTCCACTTGCTGGTGGTGTTTGACTCGGCGTTGGAGTTTGCGTAGTTGTCTGTGTAGGGGTGGATGTATTTGTAGGTGTTTGTGTTGGACTAGAAGTATTTGTTGGAGTCATCGTATTAGTTGGTGTCTGTGATGGAGACGCAGTAATCGATGGTGTTGGTGTTTGTGTTGGAGTTGCAGTCTGTGATGCAGTATTTGTCGGAGTTTGAGTCACAGTTGGAGTCTGAGTCGGTGAGCTAGTATTTGTCGGTGTTTGAGTTTGAGTTTGACTCGGAGTTGGAGTTTGAGTACTTGTAGGGGTCGGAGTTAATGTACAAACAGGTGGATAAGTTAAATAATAACTTGCATTACCTGGTCCTGACTGTGGATATACATATACTCCATCAGTGATAGATGTAGGTTGTACAAGTGTAGTCGTGACTCCTGAAAGATTTGCCCAAACTTGACTAAATGCAGATACATAATTTCTACCTAAATACAGATTATTACCTGATTGTTTATACAAAATAGCAGATGCACCACTTGGATCAGCACCAGCAACAATGACATTAGAAGAATTTATATATGAAATGGAATCATAAAAATAAGTTCCATTATATATTGGATCTGTTGCACCTGTTATAGTTACAAACAAATTACATAATGCATTTGGTGTGTTGGAAGGTGTCTGTGTCGGAGTTCTAGTAACAGTAGGAGTCTGTGTATTTGTTTGACTTGGAGTCTGCGTCGGAGTTGAAGTTTGAGTTGTAGTATTAGTTGGTGTCTGAGTTGGAGTACTAGTCGCAGTTTGACTAGGGGTATTGGTATTGGTTGGTGTTTGGGTCTGAGTAGGGGTTGATGTATTTGTTGGGGTAGGAGTTGGAGTTCCACTTCCCGTTGGTGTATTTGTTTGAGTGGGTGTTACTGTTGGAGTATTACTTGCAGTAACACTTGGAGTTGGCGTTGGAGTTGTTCCAGCAGTTGCTGTTGGAGTTGGAGGGTTTATCTCATCAGGAGCAAAGATTGTATTCGAATCAAACTCATCATCAGAAATAAATTCAACATAATATTCATTGGTTGTATCAGCACTCTGAACAATAAATACAGCAATCCCCTGTTCAACCAACTCAGTGGCTAATAATGGATTTAGATTACCCGAACCAGCTGTTTGGGCATACACATAATAATTATATTGACCCTCATACGGAAATGGTATTTGACCCACACCTTGACCTTCAACGAACATAAATTCATTATATCTTGTAGGATGTGGGGACACATCAGACAATATCATTCTCACCTCCTGTTTAGAGAAGATATGAACAAATTGAAATAGATATTCAGGGTCACAAACAGTTGTATTCTGTGTGAGCGTTACAACAAACTTATTTAATTGGTTGGATTTTAGTAATATCATTTGTGTATAAAATAATCACAGGGAGTATTACCCCCCTGTGATAGATATTTAGGGTTCTACAGTCATACCTTGAACGACGGAACCAATTGGTCCACTCAATTCGTTCATTGGTAATTGCTCAAGAGCCTGAAGAGTAAGGTTATAACCTTGTCTATCTCCGAGCGCAAGACCTGTAACATTTGAACCTGCACTTACGAACATTCCGTATTCCTGACCTAATAGGAAATATGCACCATTATTGTCCTCAAATACGACCGCCAATCTGAAAGATTGTGCTAGTGTTTTAATGATATTACGCTTGTATTGTTCAAGTTTTGCGAAGAACATAGTAAGTTCCTGAGTATAGAATACTGTACCGTTTTCAAGCGAAGCATTAATAGTTTCAGTCATTTCTGAAGTAGTACGGATAAGTTCAAATGAATACCAAGTACCAGTTCCTGAAATAGCGGTAATTGTACTACCAGTATTTTGTGTAATCCCTGTTACATTATCATAATCAGTAATCCAAACTTTATTAACACCACCCGCATTGTCTCTACAACCAAGTGTAATACCTGCTGCTAAATTACAACTCATATTATATTATATTTAGTTTTTTGTTTATTTGTGAAATAAGGGGGGTATTAACCCCCCATTTATTATAGTCCGTTAGTTACAAGGAACTGAGGGAACGCAATTGCAGTTCCGATTTTCCAAGCAGACATAATTCTTACTTCTTGGAAATCTTGAGACCACCAGCTTCTGAATGAATCTTCGTCAGACATCAAGTCAACACCTACCATAAAGTACTGCATTGGACCAGCTGCGATTAAGCTTGAACCATTCAATCCAGGTACACCTACAACCTTATATTTAGTTTGTGGGTGGAATGTCTCATAAACCTGACCCAAAGTTGGTTCAGTGAAGTGGAAGTTATTCACATTTCTGATTGCAGTCAAGTAACACTTGAACTGTTGCTGAGACATAAAGATTACAATATCGTCTCTGTCATAGATGTTTCTATCCAAAGCATTTACAATGTTGTCAACCTGAGTCAATACAGCGTTTGCTTTTTCGATAGTAGAAGAACCAGTTACTGAACAAAGAGCTGTAGCACCAGTCAACTTAACAACACCAGATGTGTTGTTCAATAATTCGATGAAACCTGAGAAAGAAGAAGTTCCTGATGAAGCATTCCATACAAGGTCTTCGTTGTATCTCTTGATTTGTTTAGTTTGAAGATCCACGATGGCGGCTTCAAATGGAGCCTGTTCGTTATATGAACCTGGATTCAAATACTGACCTAACCATAGTGTGTTTAGTTCTTCCAAACAAAGTGATTGGTTTACTTTCAATGACTGTACTGACAAAGCAACAGTTGAGAAAGTTACATCACCTGCATCGTTCCATCCGCAAGTTGTACCAGTTTGAACAGACA